CAGCCGAAGCAGTAGATGTAGCCGCAATATATCTTGCCGCCGCACCGCTATCGCCTACTGATATAGTTGATGAACCACCTAGAGCATCAAAATGTACAACAATGTCATACACGATTGCACCCGCAGGTAATTTTGCAACTGATATATCAGATCCAGAAGCTAAAGAAGATGCTTCATAACTATCATATTGTACTCGTAATCTACCATGAGATTGACTTGCAATAACCTTTTCTACTGGTTCTGCTGTTCTCTTGGTAAAATTTACTCCTTTTACACTAGCCATAATAAGTCCTCCTTAACTTTATTCTGTACAAGCAATCTCTACGACTTTCTCATCTTCTACTCTCGTAGCACCGATAGTCATACATAGATATACTTGTGTACTATAGTTTTTGTCTGCTCGTTCAGATATTTTTGTTTGAATATCTTTACCAAGTGCCAAACCTATAGAGCTGTTAGTGAATGCTAGTACTTGTCTATTGCCATTAGCATCTGTTCCAAGTCTTTCACTTCTGATAAACTTGAAGCCCATAAAAGTATCAATATCACCTTGTACTAACGCCTTTACGCTGTTGAAATCAGCCGAAGTAATTTGTGTTGTACCTAACAAATCAGAAATCTGTTTTGCTGAACATACTAACACTCTTGCTTCGTCTGGATCTACGTTAGCCGCATCTAATGTTTCTTTTGCAGAAATTAGTTTAGCTATAGTTAATCCAGTTGATCCATGTGCAATTTTTTGTCCTGCTGGAAGTGCAATAGTTGAACCTCCAGAAACACCGCCAAAAGCATTACCAGTAGCCGCCGCAATAATTACGTCATCCATTGTTCTGCCCATAGCGTATGCACCAGCTTTTGCATACTCGGATTGTGGTGAAATAAGCAATCTTACTTTATCGCTATCGTCAATAAGATCTGCCCAATCATAGTCATCCATAGTTACTTTTCGTCTAGAATGTGGCGTATCCACTCTTGGTGTATCAGCGTGTCTAGACGTTCTTTTCACAGCCGCAGTTGATCCAATTCTTTCAAAGAAATGTGATTTCCCTACTATACTTTCGGTTCTAACCGCATCTCTTAATTTTGAACCTTTTTGTTGCGCCAAATGAAAAACATTACTTTTGTATTGTTCTACAAAAGCAGTTGTTATTTGAACTGACATAGTCGTTCCTCCATTAAAAGTTACAGAATAGAGAGCATAACACACATTATGTTACACTATATTCCAATTAATCGGTTTTTGTCCTAACGGGAAACCTAATTTTTAAGCCATATCGGCTAACGCTTCGTTATCCAAAAAAGGGCGAAATCAGTTGTTGCAATTATACAACACTTTTAAACTAATTACCATATGCTTTTTCATGTAATTGTCTAACTTTTTCAACAGCAGTTTCATCACCTTTATGGTAAGGGTGAGTATTATCTGCCATAATTTTAGCAATTTCATCTTTAGCATCTAAAGGCGATACACTTAATCTATTGTTTTGTGTATTTTGTGCCATATCTTCTGTTACTTCTTGGCCTAATCTAGCAAAAAATCTTATAACAGCAGGATTGTTACCAGCAGTAGAATTAGTAATAAGATCTTTTAACTCATCATCACCGTATACTGCTAATGCTCTATCTGCGGCGGCAACTTTTTTATCGTAGTCGTAACCCCATTCTTGCTTTAGTATACTTTCTGTTTCTGATTTTTGCCTTGATATTTCAGCAGGTTCATTTTCTTCTTCATGTTTTATAGTATTCATTTGATACTCTAACAATGCGCCTACTTGTTTATCACTTAAACCAATCTTATGTGCTACGTTAGTAAATTCTTCAAGATTTCTTTGTTCAAAGAACGGTTGATAATCTTCTGGTATATTTACTGTATATTTAGAAGCATCTTCTGGTCTACCAAGTTTTGTATATAAATCATTATATTCTTCATCAGTTTTAGGTATAGATATTGTATTACCTAACCTTTTCTGTTGATGTACTACAGTTTTTGCAAGATCTTCTACATTATTAAAATTTTGTAATGTAGCATCATTTTTTAATTCTTCGGGTAGTGTTGATTTCCAATCTTGATTATCACTTCCCGATCCAAGTACAGTATTGTTTTCTTGTACTGGATTGTCGTTTGTGGTCATTTGTTCATCAGACATCTTTATCCTCCTTTAGTAAGTTGATTATTCTGATTGCTACGCTTCGTTGTCCTTCACGAAACGCTGTTTCATGTGCATCACCTTTTGTATAAGATGATCTATGATAGTAAGCTGACGTTAAATCAGCTAACACTCTTTTACCTTCTGGTGTATCAAAAGTAATTCTATAATCTGTTTTTATTTTTTTAAGATCCTTGTCCATATTCAGTAGCTATATTTTCCATACCCATTTCATTTACTGTATCTTCTAATCCACCAGATACATTTGGATCTGCAAGTATTTTTGCCGCTTGTGCTTGATCTTTTTGTGCTTTACCTAATGCTTGTTGTTCTTGTGCCATTTGAGCCATTTGTGCTTGTTCTGCTCTCATTGTTCTCATATTGTCTACATCATCTTTACCACGTAATACTGTTTTAGGTACACCTAATAATTTACCACGTAATCTTACAGCTTCGTCATGGTCAATATTATCCATAATAGCAGGATCTATTTGTGCAATATTCATAGCTAAACTATACAATCTTTCTATAGCTACACTTTCTTCCATTCTTTGTGAACGTGCTAAAGGCCCTAAATATTCTACATCTATTTTTGTACCTTGTATAATATCTGGTTCTTTCATTAATGCACCTGCACGATACATAATACCAAACACACGTTCTATTAAGGGATTTAAAAACTCACTTTGAAATCTACCTAATGTTGGGCCAAGAAGTCTTTGCATCAATTCGTATCTAACTTGTACTTCTGTTGCCGTCATTTGTGGGCCTTCTTGTAATTGTAATTGATCTGAATAATATGCTTGTCTTATTGCAGTACGTAATTGATTTTCTTTTAAATCTGTAATCTGCCAGTTTGTTCCTATTTGTAAAGGTTTGACAGCACCATCATTTCTAATAACTGTAATACCAGCAGGTGTCATTCTAACTCTACCTATAACACCATCATCTTGTACAAGTAACGGTGGATCAATAGCTTTTGCCCATGCTTTTAATCCTATCTCTACAGCTTTGTTTAATGTTTTAATATCTGGTAATGCATTAAAACTTGGTGATCTACCAAATATTTCACCTGTTGCTTTTGACCAACGTGGTACTAGATATGGAAACTCATTGTAACCACCTGTTCTAACAACCATTTTATCTTCTTCGCATACATGACACGAATGAAATTTTAATTTAGTTGCAGACTTACCTGTAGATCTTTCATAATCTGCTGTTGGTTCTACTGCGTGTATAAAATTAAATTTATGATCTGGTCTTTCTTTAGATGCTGTTTGTATTTTTTCACCAACATTATCAAAACCAAATTCTTGTACTGCTTGTCTTGCTGTTAATTTATATTTTCTGTAAAGTGTATCAACTTTACCATCTATACTTTCTTGAATATAATATTCTGCAATATGTAAACAATTAAAATGTATACCATCTGTATCAAAACCTTTACTACCTTCTTCTACAAATAATGCGGCTGTACCTATAGAACATAGGTCAAGATACATTTCATGTACTTCTGTATTAAAATTAGTTTCGTTAAAAGTATCATACATTCTACGTGCTGTATCTTCTAACCATAATTGTACATCACGATCTTCGTTTAATTCTTCATCTCTTAATTTTATATTAAACCAAGGTAATGACGGCGAAGTAAGTGTACCTTGTAAACTTGCCGCTAATAAATTGTTTGCTGTAATAGCTGTACTATCAAATAAAACTTCTGTTCTCTTTTCACCACGTGTTCTTAATGTAACTACGTCTGCTTTTCTTGGCATGACATAATCTAATATTTCTTGCCAGTTGACTTCCCACGTACCTCTTTCTTGGCCAAGTCTATCTAATCTTTTTTTTATATATTCGTAATTAGCCATTATTTTTTATTTTTTTTAACACCACCGCCTAAAAGTGTTTGACCAACTTCTGCATCATCTTCAACACCTTCACCACTTGTAAGAATTGTACCGTACATACCTTTCTTTTTTGTACCAAGCATTTTTTCTTTTTCTTTTGCCGCTTCTGCTTCTGCTTGATCTGTTCTATCGTATACTGATTGCTCTACTGGTGGTGGCATTTGTGGTTGTGATTTTCCGCCCATATTATTTCCTTATCCATTTACATTCGTCTTTTAGCATTCCGTAAACTGCCGCATCAACAAATTCATTTTTTATTTTCATAACTTTTCTTACTATACCTTCTTTTGTCCATCCTGTACCCGATAAAATGCGTTCATTACGTTCATAGCCGTTTCTACAAACTGCCGTCATACGGCCACATTTTAACTGGTTAAAACCATAGTCAAAAACATATTTTATATGTTTTCTAGTAAATAATCTAGGTGTTTCTAATGCTAGATGAACATATACATTATGGCCATCATAATCTGTAAAAAGAAAACCACCTAAAATTTTTTCATCTTCTATAAATCCAATATAAGAAAATTTATCACCAATATCAGCAGATATATAACATCTTTCTTTTAGGTAATCACCTATAGGTAAACGCCATTTGTCGTTTGTAACGACTTCTACCATTACTATGCTTTCTTTTTCTTTTTACGAGTACCGCCACCTAAAACAGTTTTTTGCACGTTTGCTTCTTCCTCTACACCTGTAGAACCTGTCATAATTGTTTGACCACCATATGCTGAACCAGTTGCTTGTTGCGCCATAGCCGAAGTAGTTTTCGGTTGTGTTGCTGGTGCTGTTTGTGGTGCAGTTGGTGCAGGTTGAGGTGCAGGTTGTTGAATAACAACAGGTGCAGGTCTACTAAAAACTCGTCTTATTGCTCTTACAAATCCGCCCATATTTACCTTTCCTATTTAAAAATGTTAAACTCACTATCAGAACGTATCTGTAAAGGTTCAGTATTTTTTATTCTAGCTTTTCTTAATGACATTACGCAATATCTCATAGCAGATATTACGTCATCATTAGCTGGAACAATCTTACCATCTTTTCTATGATACATACGTAGTTCTTCCAACAGTTTACCTTGATTTTTAAATATTTTCAATCTCTTTGTCTGCATACGTGTTAGTATTTCCATAACACCAGCTTCTACGCTGTTACCACCTGTACCTTCTTTTTGGCCTTGACTTGGTGGATTACTAAAATGTTCTCTAGTCATATTAACACCTTCTTGTCTGTATTGTTCTGTAAGATTTTTACCAGAACCTTTATCTGCTTGTCTACCATCCATAGGCCATATTACAGGTATCCATTTACCTCTAGATTTTATGGCTGATGCGTGTACTGGTACAGTTTCTTGACGTAACGAATAACTATCATAAATATAAACAATATCACTATCTCTATCCCATGCTGTCCATACTGATGCTGTTGGGTGATCCCAACCAAAATCTAAACCACATATTCTAGGCCAATGTATTGGTATATCTATAGGATCACAAACTATATCTTCTTCGTTTATAGGAAACACTAAACCAGATCCTAATTGTGGTATACCTTTCTCACGCATTTTTCTTTCATGTGGTGGTAACGCTTGTAGTATTTGATCTCTAACTTCTTTTGTCATATGGGGTGCATCATCCCACGTTGCTGTAAACAATGCTTGTCCATCTTTTAATTTATTTACAAATTGTGCTACTGTTTCTGTCATACCGCTTTCTGGTGTAAACGTCATATATACAATACCACCCTTGTCTGCTGTTCTAGTCAATGCTTGTGAGTAAATACTTGGTGGTGGTTCTTCGTCTAGCCATATAACATCTATACTTTCACCCATCCATTTTTCTTTACCCATCTCATATGCCTTAAATCCTATTCTAGAATTACCACCAGAAACGTGTCTTACTACAACACTATTCAATGCATTAGGTACACCTGCTTTTCTTACAGTATCTTGTATTAAATTTAATGGTATTGTACCTGTACCTTTTGCTGACGGATCGTCTGGTTGGCCGACAAGTTCTTTTTGACAGACATCCCTAGTCGTTTCGTTAGAAACTCCCCCAGCCCAAGCACGTATTGGTCTAGTAAATCTTCTGCCTTCCCACCACGTTGGGTATTTTCCCGACACATGGTACGCCATTTCCATAGCCCCACAAAATGACTTGCCGACACGGTTTCCAGCCATCAACAATCGTTGTGATGATTTGTTATTATGAAACTTTTTTTGATATTCATAAGGTTCATAATCAACTATCCTATTAGTTGCCTTACGGCGTTCTAATTCTTTAGCTATCTCTACTGCTCTTTGCAAGACTTCGTTCATCTATAATTTTATCCAAATCATCACTATGTATTACAAGCCAACTACCTTTTCTATTACTTTGACAAAGTGCGACCACAGCCGTCTTACCTTCTTTTTTAGCCAATTCATTTGTGTCCTCCCATAATTTAACTACACTATGTATCTTTCTTAACTTACATTCAACAAATAATCTAGGATGTATTACATCTGCCCTAGTTATTTTACTATTACCACCAGATAATGCATTACGTTCACCATTGAAATATTTTGCAACATTTCGTTCTCTTTTTTTCCATGCCTTATCACCCATAATATATAAATAGCACGTATTCGCTAAATGTTCTACCTGTTAACATAAGTTAATATGTAAAATTACCCACCGCTACACGGATTAATCCATTGTATAGTGTAGCCCCGAAGGTTTTGGGGGGTAGCCCCCTTCCAGCACACGCATTTCACCCGCATTCTTTTTATTTATGCCGTGTCGTAGCTGTCGTCTATGTGTTTTTGTAGGAGTGTTAGAGCTTGTTTAGTAAAGAACAAGACCACAACACAGCCACAGGCCTTGGTCTGGAGGCGTGTGAGTGTGTGTCTATAACCATTCCTACGCACCTTACGGCCATGTGTCAAGTGTCTATACACCTATCCGTGTAGATGTTCCGTCTATTGCTGTCCTAGTGTTGTAGTATCTATATACGCCTCTATGCACCTATCTTACTCTACCTATGTTCATAGTAGCCATAGTCTTGATATGTGTCTGTATGATGATCTATGTAAGAATAAGGGCTAATTTATAGAACCATTACCCCCGCCGCCATCTGACTTAATGACGTGGATTGTAGACAACAGGTGGTTTAACTCTTGGCGCAGTTCTTCGTCTGTTTTCTTGCCTGTTACATCCTCAACCTTGTGCGTTGTCTGATACCCAGTCCGATCAAGCAATGAGTTGATTGCGCCTAGTTTTACGCTTGGGCTAATCTTGTCGCCCTCTATAAGTTGCTTTAGTTTGTCTACGGCCATTGGTACGGCTGATCCTAGTAATTTACGAGTTTCGCTATCAATCTCATTAGAGAGCTTGTTTTTAAGTTCGTATCCCTGTTGCTCGGCTGTCTTTTCTGAATACCCCGCCTTGATTGCGCTTTGCGTTGCGTTACCTGTTTGACTAAAGTACTCAATAAAGCGTTTTTGTTGATCTGTAAGCATTCTGGACATAATGAGAACATTCTAACCTAAAGCAGTTGACAAGTAAATATATTTATGTATTAACTTTAGTTAACTCTATGAAAGGGGGTTTGTTATGAAATTTGAATATATCATAACTCAAACAAATAATGACAAAGTTATAAAAGCTATGTCATTCAAAAAACTTTGTAAGCGTTTAGCTACAGAATATCCTAACGAATTATGTTCTGTAATGTACGTTAACAAAAAAGGTAACAAATGTCGTAAAGACGTTTTTAACGGCAAGGTGGTTCGTTATGGATAAAACTATAATGAAACTAGAAGCTATTTTAGATTATCTTTGTAAGATGACGGGTAGAGATATAGCTATATTCTATCCAACAAAGCAATCTGAAATCGTGCCTTATCTTAAAAAAGAGATCAACAAGACGTTGGAGTTGGTCAAATGATTAAGATGAGGATTAAAGGTAAATTGTACACAGGCCAATCTGTGTACGATTGCCTATGTCAAGCAGTACGTCAACCTATTAACATTCATGCTAAAATGGTTGATGTGCATAAACTTATCTCAAAAAAACCTATAACTAAAAAGGAGGATAAAAATGGGATATACTAACTATTGGAAACAACCTACACCTTTTACAGATGCGGAGTGGTCTAGCGTTTGTAAAGAGTTTAACATAATGAAAGACATAGCGGGTGATCGTATTAAGTTGCAAGACGTTAACCCGTTGAAAGATGGTCTTATTGTCTTTGATGGCGGTAAAGATGGGAGTTGTGAAACTTTTGTGCTTCATAAACTTCCTAAAATAAAACCCGACTACGAGGGGCAGGACTTATCTTTTAACTTTTGCAAAACTAGGGAATTGCCATACGACATCTATGTGTGGCATATGCTTACCTTTTGTTCAATGCTAAAACATAACTTTGTGGCTACACGTGATGAGTGGAGTTATGACGCTAATGTGCTTGGTATTGGTGATGGCGTTGACGAACCAAAAGAGGCCGTCAATGGGTAGCGGTAGAAAACTACTAATCTGCGGGGGTTTAACCCTCGCAGGTTTAGGATTTTATTTATCATTCATGAATTTTAGGAACTTGGCATTCTTATTATGTTCCATGGGTGTAATTTTATTAATAAGCAGTTTGCCAAAAGTATAGGAGGTACAAGATGGCTAAATTTAAAATACACATGGATTTTGAGAGTATGGAAGATGATCTCTCACAATTTGACGGCATAACTATTGATGCAGATAACAAGGATGATGCTGATACAAAAGTTATGAACATGATAAAAAAAAAAGAAATATCTTTACCTTTTTTTACAATAACAGAAAGTGAGGGTTAATATGAAATGGGCAAATAAGAAACTTAAAAAATACAAGATTGTGTTAATTAAGGATTACGTTGATGTTATCAATATAGCATTAGACGGCAAAGCTGATTATCACTTTTCACAAAATAACATTGTTAAAAATAAATTAGGCAAGGATGTAAATATAGATCATGTTATTGGCAATTTTTGTTTAATGATAAAGGATTGTATTAATACACAATACAAGTTGCAAAGGAGGAGGGTTAAACAATGACACAAAGGGATGATGGCCACGATTATAGAGATAGTAAGAATAAAGCTATGGCATTTGATAGGCAAACAAAAACTAAAAATGCTATTAAATTACTAAACTCTAACATAAATGCTTTAGTTAAATGGAAAGACAATAACAAGCATTATATGGTAAGTGATGATTTGTCTGATTTTGAAAGTATCATAGACAATTTGACAGATACATTCATAGACCTTAAAATAGCAACGGGGGTAGATGTATGATTATATTTGGCAAAACACCTAAAGATTGGAAACGTGATTTAGGCGTTAAAAGTCTATATTACAGAACTGAAATAATTTGTTTTGTTGTAGGTTTTGTGATAGGTGGAGTTATATTTTGATGGGTGGCGATAAAGGAAGATTGAGATAAGTAGCACTATGAACCGCACTCAATACCCATTGAACATTAAGGGAGGAAGCGAACAAACTCGTATTCCTCCCTTAACTTTTTGTGCTTTTTCAGCAGTTTCTTGTATTTAAGTTTCCATGATACACGCCTCCTTTTGTTAATTCTTTTACTTTCCTTGGCCACGATATTTTTTCCATGATCTTCGTTTGTGTTTGTTCATTTTTTGCTTACTCGGATTACGCCCAATAGACGTTTTGTGAAATATAGGTTCGTGTGATACGTGGTCTTTAAATTTTCGGGCCATCTTCCTTTTTTAATAATTTACTTATAGCATCTAGTAAGAATGTTATATGTTTATTACCTATAGATCGGACAACTACAAACAACTCACGTTCTCTATCTGTCATCTTATCTACAAGTCTATGATCTTTATACTCACTAAACCCGCTATTCTGCATTTCTTCATCAAACTTGCTTATCCACTCCATAGGCACGTTTAACATTGTATCTAACTTTTCTTTTTCATAAGTATTTTTTGGAAATATCTTATCAAACTTTTTGTAATCTATTGACATACCCCTCCCTTGCAACAACTGACTAACTCTTTGTTTAATTTTAATAACTCTCTTTGTGTTCCCCATTTTTTTGTAAATGCCTTTGGACTAAAATGATAGCTTTCCTTTCCTTGCCTGTGATGTGTAGGACATAACCCTATGACTTCGTAATTACTAGCTTTCTTACCCATACCTGTCTTATCTTTGATATGGTGTAGTTCACACGGAGTATTAGGATAGCCCATTTTATAACATATGATACATCCAAAGTCTGCAATCTTTTGCATATGTTGTTTCATGTGTTTAGTTTTACTTCCACTCGCCATATACAAAATCCTTTTCGTAAAATGTTTTCGAACCAACTTTTTTTATTGATAATATATTTTTGTTGGCAACAATCATCTGATCGCCTATTTCATCATGTGAGAATGACATGACAAACATATGGCAATCTTTATCTTTTTTTAATAAATAACCCTCGGTAAAACATATTTGTGGTTTATCTCTTTCTGCTTCTTTTATAGATTTCCATTGACAATCTGATGCATGATCTTCATACCAACATTCATACTTATCGTATGTATATAATTGTGGATCTTTACGTTTATTTTTTATTGCCATAGTTTTTATATTCTGCCATCTGATTTATTGTTTTAGTTTTCCAACTATCAAAATTGATCTGCACTAAATACTTTTCCCAATTCAACTCGGCCTCTTTACCAACTGCATCTGCAAGGTTATCAATATGTTTTTTATACCTGTCATCTGCTCTTGCTTCTCGTTCTTGGGCATTAACACTATCCATCTTACCCGTATTAGAATTTATCATTTTTTCTTTCATAATTACAGACAATAGTATTTTACGGCCATGCTCTAATTTTGTAAGGTTTTTCTTTGCATCTGCATGATCTTTGCCTAACTTACGCAACTCATGCATACGCCTTTCTATGTATTCTTCACTCATAACTAAACTCCTTTATGTTTTTTGACTTTGCTCTACGGATATTAAGATGTTGTATAAAACCCATAACATCCTTGCCTGTAGCTACAGGTATAATTTTTTTAGAATGTGGCCAATGACCATACTTTTCTTTAAATGTGTAAGATGCCCAACCCTCTTTGTATCCTTTTTGTTTTGCGTAATATACAAGTTGTGCATAGAAGTTTGTTTTATCTTCTGCATTTGGTTTCATCTTTGGTAGTTCTACTAATCTACCTTGTTTGATAAGTATAACTTCTTCTTTCTTTGTAGGTATATGGCCACAATTAGGACATTCGGGATTATCTTTTATAGGTTTATAAACCGTGTCGCATTGTACACAAGTAAATGGTTGTTGATCTATAGGTTTAGGTTGTTTCTTTTTTCTTTCTTTTTCTTTACTAACTTTTAGTTGCCAATCTGGTACATCTTCTGGAAAGCCATGTTCATACACACAACCGCTATGATCTATAATTAATGTATCAAGTTTGTCTGGCGCAGGTCGCAAGGTTCTGCCTACCATCTGTAAATACAATGAGTATGATTTTGTAGGTCTAGCTATAATTACACAAGACACTTTTGGTTGATCCCAGCCCTCCGTCAAGACCATACAATTAGACAAGACTTTTATTTCGCCTTTGTCTAGTTTATCCAGTTGTTCTTCTCGTTCTATTTCTGGCATCTCACCATCTATATGGCCACTTGGTACACCATTTTGTTTAAATATATTTGCAATGTATTTACTATGTTTTATAGACACGCCAAAAACTATTGTTGGCCTATCTTCGCCATATCTTATCCAATGTGAAACAATATCACCTACTAATTTAGGTGTATTCATTTTGTTATCTAATGTTTTCTTTTCGTAATCACCTGCAACAATACGTATATCTTGTAAGTCTGGTATTGTAGGTGCAATAATTCTGTTAGGTACAAGGTATCCTTGTTTAGTTAAATCTTTTATATTACCTGCTTGTACAAGTTCTTGATATATGTTGCCTAAACCTTTGCCATCAGCTCTACAAGGTGTTGCAGTAAGGCCGATAACATATGCGTCTGGATATTCTTCTATTAATTTTTTAAATGACTTTGAAGTAGATCTATGTGCTTCATCTATAATTATGACATTTGCATTTGGCTTTATAAAATCATCTCTATCTTTTCTTGATGTAAATGTTTGTATAGATGCTATCTGTACATCTGCATAATGATTAGGTGTTTTACTTGCCATAATTACGCCATGTTTAATATCAAAGTCTGATAACTTACGACTACATTGCATCACCAATTCCCTCCTATGTGCTACAAACAAACCAAAGTTTCCCTTTTCTATAATCTGTTCTAGCATTGATGATGCAATGACGGTTTTACCGCTACCTGTAGGGGCAACGAGTAAAATCTTTTTTTTGCCTTTAACAAA